ATGCGGCGGCAAGCGGGGCGTGGTCGGGCAACTTCACGCTCGCCGGGCGCACGATAGACGCTGGCCTCTACAATCCCGCCACCACCTACGGCATCTACCAGTCAGTTTACACCCTCACGAGCGACGGCGTGCGGGTTTACTGGATGAGCCTCGTCTTCGCTAACACCGCGCCCCTGACCGACTCCACCAAGTGGAGCGCCGACGTGTGCCGGAAGCAGCTGAGCGACTGCAAGCTGCACTTCGGCAGGAACAACCCGCTTCGGACGTCGGCCTGCCCCGGCTGCGATCGCATCCCTGCATAATATGACGACTGCAAGCCCCGTAGAATCGTCGGAGGCCGAGGGGTGCATGATTCCCTCGTACGAGGCCACAAAACGATTGCTAGGGCAACGTCGGCTCCGCTATGGGCATTTCCGGCGAGTATCTAATCCCGTCAGGAGTGCAGACGGCCAGAACATCGAAACGAGTAGAATCTTTCGAAGGATGGTAAAGGTTGCCGTTGGCCGTATGATAGCCGGTCGTTACCTCAATTCTCAGAACAAAAGTTCCTCTCAGCGCGATCAGGTCGCAAAGGGCAGAGGGGTCGACCGCCCTGAAAACATGCCAGCCTTTAGCCGCCAAATCGACGCAGACTTCCAATTCCCCTATTGCTCCGATTGTGCTCGCTTTCAGCCCAGTAAAACGACGGCGGACTATTGTCCAGCCGTTACGCTGGCAGGGTGGAGAGCAGTAACGGCGATCAGGTCGGGTAGGAGTAAAAAGCTGGTGACAAGTGCGACACTCGCGTTCTGGCAAGATTCTCATAGAGAAAGATTTATATCGCCATGCTAGAGATTGTAAAAACAAAAATGGAGGCCGAGGGTCCTCTGATTCCGTCCCTTGGTGAATCACTCACGTGGCCAGCCTTGGAGCCGGACGGCCACGTTAAGGAGGCGATCAGAGCCCACGCCAGCGAGGAGCAGACCGCTGCCACCGCCCAGAGGCGAAGGCCGGAGGAGGTGTGCGGGTTCGTCATACGGAGAGGCCGGAAGCAGGCCGTGATGCGGTGTCGCAACTCGGCGAGGCATCCCGACCTCGGCTTCGTGGCCGACCCGGGCGAGGCGGAGGATGCGGGCGACGTGCTGCTGTGCTATCACTCGCACCCGTACCTGTCGCCGGAGCCGTCGCCAGCGGACAAGACGACGGCAGAGAAGCACGGGGTGCCGATGCTGATCTTATCTTGGCCGGTGGAGGCGTGGGCGCTGTACGCGCCCTGCGGGTGGCGGGCTGAGCTACTCGGTAGGCCCTTCGTCCACGGCGTCCTCGACTGCTACACTCTTGTCCGCGATTACTATGCCGAGAAGCTGAACATCGCCCTGCCTGACTTCACACGTGAAGATGAGTGGTGGTATAAGGGGGGAAACCTCTACCTCGACAACTTCGATGAGGCAGGGTTCGTCCGTGTCCACGACGAGCTTCAGCCGCATGACGTCCTGCTTATCATACAGGGCCACCCGCCGCCACTCGTTCCCAACCATGCCGCCGTCTACCTCGGCGACGGGATGATCATGCATCACGTGCAGGAGCGGCTATCGTGCGTTCAGCCCTACACCCACAACTACGGCTACTACGCCAAGATGACCTATGCTAGAATCCGCCACCGTTCGCTATGCTAACCACAGTCAGGCTTTACGGAATCCTCGGGAAGAAGTACGGGCGTATCTGGAGGCTCGACGTGCAGACGCCGCAGCAGGCAGTGCACGCGATCAACGTGCTGCGGCCCGGATTCCTTCGCACCATCTACGACCTGCGGGACGTGGTGCTCGGCTACCGCGTCCGCGTCGGGGGCCGCTACGTGCACCGAGACAGCGTGTTTCAGGAGATGGCGCTTCGGCACGGCGGGAAGACCATCACCATAACGCCCGTGTTCAAGGGTGGCGGAGGCAACCAAGGGATCTGGCAGATCATCGGCGGCGCGGCCCTTATCGTGGTGGGAGCGCTGCTGTGGGAGACGGGACCGATCGGCGCGCAGCTCGTGCTGCTGGGCGCGGCCATGGCGCTGGGCGGGGTGGCGTCCCTCCTCGCGCCGCAGCAGAACATGCAGGGGGGCCAGCCCACCAAGCACAAATCGTCGTATCAGTTTGGCGGCCCGGTTAACACCATCGAGCAGGGGCAACCGTTCCCGGTCTGCTACGGCGACATGATCTGCGGGACTGCCGTCTTGTCAGCAGGCATAACGAACGAGGACATCCTTAAGGGCGCGACCAACTCCGGCAGCCTGCCCTCCGGCACTCCGGGCGGTCCTAGCAACACCGGCTCCGGTCAGGCGGGAATACCATTCGCGAGCGACTATGGCACGCAGCAGGGTCTCCAACCATAACGGTCAGGTCGTTCTGGCCAAGCCGCGTCGCTTCGTCGGAGGAGGCGGAGCGGGAGGCAAGGGAGCGGGCTCCGGCTCGGGCGGCAAGGAGGAGAAGGACACGCTGTTCTCGCGCTCCTTCGTGCGGCTGAAGGAGGCCATCAGCCAAGGCCCGATCTACGGGTTCAGCGACCTGCTCAACCCGCTGAAGTGCATCTTTCTCGACGACACTCCGATAGAGAACTCGGAGGGCGGTCCCGTCTACTTCGACGGCATCACCGCCAACCACAGCACGACGTTCCAGACCGCCACCACGCCGCTGACGAACGACATGGTGGGGCGCGGCATCACGGGCGACAACCTGCCCGACTTCACCCGCATCGTGAGCGTGGAGTCGACCCACTCTTGCACCCTGAACAACAAGGCCACCGCCACGGGCAGCGCCACGACTTGGGCTCTGGGAGGTGTCCTCAACTTCCGCAACTTCCAGTACTACATGCTGACCGGCACCGGCGACCAGTCCTACCTGCCGGGGTTCGACGCCGAGGAGACCAGCTTCCCGGTCGGAGTGCGGGTGAAGCAGAGCAGCTGGTGGACGTCGCCCACGATCAGCGAGGCCGACATCGACGCCATCAGGGTTGATGTGCGCTATCCTCAGCTGGAGAAGTACGCCGCCAACGGGGACATCACAGGAACCTCGGTCGAGGTGCAGATTCAGCTTCAGAGCGGCGGAGCTGGCTATCAGACCGTGATCGACGACACCGTGAACGGCAAGGCGAGCCAGCCCTACGTCCGCACTTACGTCATCGACCTAGCAGGCATCCCGCCGCCGTGGAACGTGCGCGTCGTCCGGGTCACAGATGACTCGAGCAAGCAGAATCTTCACAACGACACCTACGTCGACTCCTACACCACGGTCATCTACGGGAAGCTCGTTCACCCCAACATCGCCCACGTCGGAGTCGTCATCAGCGCGGAGCAGTTCTCGCAGATCCCGGTGCGCTCCTACCGGATAAAGGGGCTGCTGGTGCAGATTCCGAGCAACTACAACCCCGTGACCCGCGTCTACACCGGCATCTGGGACGGCACCTTCACCACGGCATGGACGAACAACCCTGCGTGGTGCTTCTACGACATGCTGACGAACAAGCGCTACGGGCTCGGCAAGTACGTGGACGCAACTGCGGTCGATAAGTTCACCCTCTACGCCATCGGCCAATACTGCGACGGAATGGTCAGTGACGGCAACGGCGGCACCGAGCCGCGCATGACCTGCAACCTGTTTCTCCAAAAGCAGGAGGACGCGATGAAAGTGCTAGGCGACATGGCCGGCATCTTTCGCGGCATGATCTACTACATGAACGGAACGGTCTCGGCCACGCAAGACGCTCCGGCGACCCCGCAGTTCCTCTTCACGCCTGACAACGTGGTGGACGGGCGCTTCACCTACTCAGGAACGGCCGTTCGTGCCCGCCATACCGTCGCACGGGTGAAATGGAACGACCTTACCGATGCGGGGCGCGAGAAGGTGGAGTACGTCGAGGATCTGCAGGGCATCATCGTCTTCGGTGTCAACGCCCTCGACATCACTGGGTTCGGCTGCACCTCAAGGGGGCAGGCTCACAGGATAGGGGTCTGGTCGCTGGCGGTCGAGCGCCTCCTGACTGACACCGTGACCTTCTCGACCGGCATCGAGGGCTTCTTCTGTCCGCCCGGAAGCGTCATCAGCATTCAGGATCCGTTTCGTGCGGGGCAGACGCTATCGGGACGGCTGATACCCGGCTCGACCACGACCAACCTTCTGCTCGACCGCAGCATTACGCTGCTGTCTGGGCGCACCTACACCGTGCAGATCGTTGACCCTGCCAGCAGCTCCATCGTCTCGCGTGCGGTCACGAACGGGGCGGGCGCTACGACGAGCCTCAGCCTCGGCTCTGCCCTTCCGAGCGTGCCTGCGAGCGACGCCGTGTTCATGCTGGCGGCCAACGACCTCGCGCCGCAGACCTACCGCATCGTCTCGATGGCGCAGCGGTCGCCGGAGGTGTGCGACATCACGGCTCTGCAGTACAGCGACGCCATCTACCCGTTCGTCGAGACGGGGCTTGTCCTTGAGGAGCCGCCGACGAGCAGCCTCGGTGACCCCAACGTGGTGCAACCGCCGCAGCTTCCGATCACGTTTACGGACATCCCGTACGTCACCCCGAACGGCGTCACCCACCGGCTTCAGGTGATGTGGGGGCCGTCGTCCGACGAGTTCCTGAAGGACTACAGGGTGAGCGTGCGGTTCGACCGCGGCAACTGGCACTTGGTTGACATCGTGAACGTGGCGCAGACCACGATAGACGTGCCGCAGGACGGCCTCTACGAGGTGTCTATCGTCGCCACCAACTACGCCGGAACGACGAGCGAGCCCATCTCAGACGGTCACTTCGTCTCCGGCTCGCCCTTTGGCCCGCCACAGGTAAGCGGGCTGGAACTCTGGAACCAAGGCAACGACACCGTGTTCGACGGGCGGGACGCGCACTTCGTCTGGCGGCTCAACTCCAAGATCGCGGGCAAGGTTTACTGGTGGGACGACCCCTACGGCGGGCCGATCTACGACCCCTACTTCTCCGCCTTCGACATCCGCGTTCTGCGGCCAGCGGCCACCCGCACGGTTCCGCTCGTCTCTACGGACAGCACCACCGCCACGGTGACGGGGCCTCCCGGCTCGTTCACGGGCGCTGACGTAGGGAGCGCGGTGACTGGGAGCGGCATCCCGGCAGGAACAACTATCATCAGCGTCACCGACAACACCGGTTCGGCTGTGCTCTCGGTGATGCCGACCGCCACGGCCAGCGTCACGCTCACCCTCAGCCGCGCCGCCGCGCTCGTGTTAGGCGGGCTGATGTTCCCGGTCAACACCACTGATTTTCAATACTTCTTCACCCTTGCCGACAACATCAAGGCAAACGGCGGCACGTTAGCCATGGACTCGTTCGAGTTTCAGGTGCGCGTCCGCGACAAGTGGAACAACCTGACATTACCGGAGGTGCTCGACGTGACACACAACCCAACCGTAGAAGCTATGACCGGCGTCACCGTGACAGGCGCTCTCGGCCAGATCCTGTTCGCATGGAATCCGCCTCTGGACGACACGACCCGCGACGTCATCGTGCGCTTTGATGGTCCGACGAACCCGATACGCACCATCATGGACGCGCGCACCACGAGCAAGGTGCTGCTCGGCGTGACTCGCGACATCAACTACAACGTCTATGTCGCTTTCCGCAACGTGTTCGGGCAGATCGGGCCGCAGTCTGGCCCGTTCAACATCACCTCCAGCGCCCCGCCGCATCAGGCCATCTATGCTGCGACCACGGTCATGGCTCCCAACGGTGGCACGGTGCCGTCCGGAAGCTGGAGTCTGTTCATGCAGGGAGACGGCACCATCGATCAGATCGGCTGCCGTTTGTTCTACCGCACCGACACGAACCCGCCCACGCCGCTCGACAGCGAGTATAACCTGCTCGGCGGAAGCGGTGCCGCCATCAGCCTGACTGGGGCGCAGACGATCTCGGCGCGGCTCTACGTCGGCTCCATACCCGGCCCGCAGATCATACGGGTGTTCAGCACCACGGCTAACGTCCTTCAGACGCCGTGGTTCCAGCCAGTGCCGGGGACGTACTACACCTCGAACGGCACCATGAACGTGAAGTTCAGGGCAGGTTCGCCCGTGGGTTCGGACTCGGCTGCTGACTACTTCTTCTACACCACGGACGGGAGCGCGCCTACTCACACCGGCTCGACCGCCACCGGCACGACTACCCGCGTGGCAGGGCCGAGTCCGATCATGGTGTTCCCCAACGGCACGACGCGGATCAGGATGGTAGCCTACAAGTCTGGCTGGACCGACTCCACCATCGACCAGACCTTCCACATCGAGCAGAACGGCGCATGCCCGCCACAGCGCGTACCGGCGAGCGGAACGGGCAGCTTCGGTCAGGAGGGCGGAGGCGCTGGAACGATCGTCCTGTGAACCAGAATTATTTTGACGTAAACACCAAAGTGGAACACAACCGCACATGGCGCAGATAACAGTCGGCTTGTGTCAGGTCGTGAACGGCAGCACCACGGTTGTCGCCTTCCCTGACGTCGACTGGACGGTAGCGCAGAGTGAGATTCTTGGCGGGAAACGGGTCTGGTTCAAGATCGACTCGGGCGGCGCCCCGATCTACGACGTTACGGCCATAACCTTCGACGGTGGAACGAACTTGTGGAACGCGACGATCAGTCCGCCCTACGGCGAGGCCAGCGACGCGAACGCCGATTACATCCTCAACTACAACTTCACGCCCAACCTCGGCCTGCCCATCCCCAACCCTGACGATGTTGGCGTGGCCGATTTTTTAGCTCGCGCCTTCGCCATCATTGACACCGACAGCGCGACTTGGGCTGGCGGCGGCGGAATGCTTAATCCGATGACCCGCAAGGGTGATCTGATCGTAGGCAATACCGGCACCACAGCTTCGCCTGCCAGCCCGAGCACGCCGACCCAGCTTCCGGCAGGCACCAGCGGATATGTTCTGACCTCTGGCGGCCCGGACACTCTGCCTTCGTGGGCGGCTGGTGCCGGTGGCGGCTCTGACCCCGGCCAGCAATGGCATACCGCCACCTACACAGCAGGCACCGGCCTCGCCAGCCCGCAGGACTCAACTCATCACCGGCACATCGAGGAGATGATTCTTAACGCTGGCGCGTCCTCCGCTTACACGGTGAACTTCTACATGCCGAGCACGAGCCGAATCTCCGGCGACCAGTGTCAGGTGGTGATGAGCTTCGCCGCTAGCACGACTAATCCCGCTACGGTTACGCTCCGCAGCCTGACCAGCGGCGGGACAATTCTTTGGCAATGGACAAACGACGGCGTAGGTCGTAAAGCGTGGGCAAACTTCGTCTATGATTCTGTCGCCGCTCTCTGGAAACTGCAAAACTCAGGCTTTGTCTCGTGATTAGGAACTTCTTCGCGGCGCTAATTTTGACGCCTGTCGTGCTTTTCGCTCAGGTGCCAGCTCGACCCCCAGTGATGCCGTATCACGTCGCGGAGAGCGCGAACTTCACGGTCACGACGGCGCACGATCAGGCTGTGTTCGACATCACCACCGGGAGCAGCGCCTTGGCCGTGACGCTTCCTGCCGCCTCGGCGGTCCCGAACGGGTTCACGGTCTCGTTCATGAAGGTTGACTCCGGCACAGGCTCGTTCGCGGTCAACAGCGATCTTATCGGGACTCAATACAGCGGCGTGGTCGTGAGCAGCAACGGGACGGCGTGGACGAACAAGCCGTTCTTTGAGCAGGTGGACGCGAGCGGGAACATCAGCTTCGCCGGTAGCGGCAACATCACGTTCGCTCCCGGCGCGAGCGGCTTCACCTACATCAACACGCCGCTCTTCGTCTCGCCCGCGACGACCACCGGCACGGTCAGCGTCACGCTCGCCAACACCGCCAACGGTGCAAGCGACACTTTCTCTTTTGGCAAAGGGACCACCATCAGCGCGCAGCCGTATTCAGCCGACAGCGGTTTCGCCCTAAACGCGCTGAACACGGACGGCACTTGGGGCGAGGTCGCGATCTCAAGCTCGTCGGGCGGCACCGTAAACCAGCCTTTCCAGACCGAAGGCGCAACCGGCTCTCTCATCACGCGATCAGGCAGCACGTGGACGTGGACGTGGGACCCGACCGTGAACAAGAACAACGCCTCGATCACGCTTCAGAACGGCGTCAACAGCTTGAACATCACCGGTGGCGCGGACGGGAACTCCGGGGAACTGCGCGTGCGCCAGCCAGCCAGCGGGTCGGCTGGCACGCTGACGTTCAGCCCCGCCGCGAACTTCCGCACCGCCTCGGGCCAGAACAGCGTCATCAACCTGTCCTCGGCCAACAACGCTCGCGATTCGCTCGACTTCTCGCTCTCCGGTCTCGCGTTCGAGGTCGTGACGCGCGGTCTGAACTTCACCGCGACCTCCCCTCTGACCTACAACACGCAGGTCGACGTTCTCGGCACTCTGACCGGCACGGCTGGCGTTCACAACGGAGGCTCAGCCGCCAACCGCACCTACATCGCTTCCCCGTTCGTCGCAGGGTCCAGCTACACCGGTGGCCGCATCGACATCGTGATAACCAAGGTCGGCACGCCGACCTATAACCTACAGGTTGGCGTGTGGAACGACAACGGTTCTGGCCTCCCCGGCTCGGCCATCTCGCAGAACAGTCTCAACTCGGCTGTGGCATGGAGTTCGACGATAAACTGCGCTGGCTTTACCAGCGGCGCGACCGTCAGCTTCACCGGCTTCACCTATGCCGTGACCAGCGGAACGAAGTATCACATCGTCCTCAACTCCGTCAGCGCGCCCAACAACGGGACTGATTACGTCACGGTGGCGACCAGACAAAACACCACCAACTACGCGGGCATGACCATCAGCGCGTCCACGACCGGCACCGGTTTCACGGCTGGAACCAGCAGCACCCAGTGGACAGGCGCGTCAACCTACAAATCGCCATGAAACGTCTTCTCATCCTTCTCCTGTTGATCCCGAACCTGCTCTGCGCCCAAGCGCCCACTCCCCCGCCTGCCGTCCCGCGCCGACCTGTCACCGGCGATCTGGCCGACCTCAACTACCAGACGATTCAGGACGCGATCGACGGGACCGGGGCCTACGCCGGACAAGGAGCGTTGCAGGACGGAGCCGAACTGCACCTGCCCAAGGGCCAGACGACTACGACGTGGACCACGACGCAGACGCTCAACATCACCAAGAACATCAAGATCATCGGCTACTCCTACGCGCCAGCTCCCGGCAGCCCGACGCCGCCAACGCCAGCGCCGACCGCTCCTGCCGGCAACTGGTATGACCCCGCTACCGCCACGATCCTGATCGGCGGAGGCAAGAGGATGATCAACTGGGTGACGACTGACAGCGGCTGGACCGCAACCTTGAGCGGCGTAACGCTGGAGAACGATCTGACCTCGAACAGTTACACCATGGAGTTGCGCGGCATCGGGCGTTTCAACGGCGTCAACAGCGGCGTCCACGTGACCAACTGTTGCTTCACCACAAAAACGAAAGGTTTCGTCACCGGCAACTACTACGTCTACATCCACGACTGGGTGACCGGCCTGTTCGATCATTCCTTTTACGACATCCCGGCTGACGTGAGCGCCGGTGGTTTCCTTGAGATGGACACTCCGGGACAACCGGGATTTGTCGGCTCGCTCTCGAACGTGCCGTCTAGTGCTCTCTCGACCAGCGGCGGTCTCGTCATCGGCACTGGCACGCCGACCTCGGTCACTTGGAACGGCCACGGCCTCTACGACGGGCAGGGCGTCATGTTCACGACGACCGGCGCGCTCCCAAGCAGTTTGTCAACGAACGCGGTCTACTTTGTCCTGAACAAGAATCCTGTCGACGTTAACACTTTCTATCTCACCACCACGCCGTTTGGCACCAAGATCGGTGGCATCAGCGGGGGAAGCGGGACGCACACCTTGACGTCTATCGCCAACCAGCCAGCGGGCGGCTGGTATAGCTACGCTTACCCGTGGAAATGGGGCAACGATTTCGACGCCATCTTCATCGAGGATTGCGTATTACAGAAGTGGGGTTTCCTCATTGCGCAGGCGGACGGCCCGCCTTACACCGGTGGCGGCGGCTCGCGCATCGTGGTGCGGCACAGCAGCATGTGGGGAGCGTTCAGCGGTCACGGCTTTGGCGAGTCGGGCGGCAACTGCGGGATCGGCTTCAACGAGTCCTACAACAACCTCATGATCACGCCGCCGAACGGCCAGCAGGGCAAGACCAAGCACGACGAACGGTCGGGCTCCATCGTAGCCTTCAACGAACGCTACATTCGTTTCCCCAACGGCGATCCGCTCAAGACGGATACGTTTCGGATGGTCCCGCAGGGAACGAAAAATTCCATCGGCCCTTGTGACGGGACAAACTTCTTCGACCTGAACGCTCGTGGCGGGACGCTGACCTACACGGGCGGGTTACTGAGCGCCACCCTGCATCACGTCGGCGCGACATACGTGCCGATGGAGAGCCAGATCAACGGCGTGTTCGGTTCGGACGGTCAAACGTTAACTGTTGGCACTCCGCTTTCCATCGGAATCAACGACAGCACTTCTTTCCCGACCTCGGGCTCTTTCAAGGCTTACGTCAACGCCACCGTCAGCGGTCACATCGAGACGATCGAGGTGACGTGCACCGGCAACAACACGTCGATCAACGCGCTCACTGGCTGCACCAGAACGAGCGCGGGCTACTCTGACGGGGTGATGCACACCGGTTACCCTGTGGTCGGGCCTTTGGTGCAAAACATCGTCGGCACGGGAGTGCAGATGGCGAGCGGCACGTTTCCTCCTGTCAAGGTTCAACTCGACGGCACCAGTCCCGGCGTGCCGCAGGATGTTCGCATCGGAGCCGTCTACAAGAACATCCCCAAAACGACGGTCATGGTGACGAGCATCGCCCCGCAGCAGAACTCTAGTTCTACCTCTTGGAACACGACCTCGCTCGACACGGTCGGCAACCCTGACCCCGGCCATCGCTGGGCCGGATTTACGTTCCGCAACCGCGGCCTGTCCAACGCTGAATCGACTGGTGGCATGGGGCCGCTCAACGCGCCGCACCTCGCCACGGCAGTCATATCTGACAGCAGTTGGCGAAGCACAGCCGGAACAACCCAACCGCAGTGCTGCGGCACGCCTGACACAGTGTGCTGCGGCACGGTCGCTCCCTGCGTACCATCACCCTGCAGTCCGCTGCCAGCAGCGGTGACGATACCGGCGAACTCGACCGACTTTACCACCAGTAACCCGCACGACGGGTTCGTATACGACGACGGTGCCGGGACCAACGGCAACAAGACCACGAACGACTACGAGCTGCGCTACGTGGTGCGCGGCATCGGCTTCGGCGGCGGTGGCGCTTTCGGCTCGATCACCAACGGAGTGACGACGGACGACGGCTCTGGAACGCCCACCGCTGGCACGCGCTACTATGTCAAGAACAGCGCGGGCCAGAATCAGTATTACCTTCCGCAGACGCAGGAAGGCGAATGGTACTGGAGCAACGGTTTTTCCAACGGGACGCTGGACACGAGCAACTTTTACAAATCGTTCGGCACGGCGGACATGGGTGCCGCCACCAACGATCAACATTCACGTTTTATCAACGGCGGGATGCACAACGTCGAGAAGTCTGCCGCTAACATTGCCGCCAATCCTTA